ATACATACCTTTAAGTTTTACTATACCGACGTAGAACATATAGAAGATCTCAAACATGAGATCGTTTCTGTTTTACTAGAAGAGAAGATTATGAAGTTTGATCCTACTAATGGAGCGAAAGCATATTCCTACTTTGGTACAATTGTAAAGAGATGGTTGATTAACTACAACAATAAGAATTACAAAAAGTTAAAACAGATCGGATCATTTTCAGACGTAGAAGAGTCTTATGAACCAGATCTAGAAGTAGATGGACAGTTTAAAATGACTCTATCAGCATTCTTAGATACTTGGATTGAAGAGATGTATGAGAAAGTAGATGAATTCTTTCCGAAAGAACAGGAAGCTAAAATAGCCGATGCAGTATTAACCATCTTTAAAACCAGACATGATTTAGATATCTTTAAGAAAAAAGCGCTCTATATTTATATCCGAGAGATGACTGACTGCGAAACCCCTCACTTAACTAGAGTAATATCTAAACTAAAATCAGAATTCTATAACAAGTATTTCGAGTATAGTGAAAACGGCTTAGTAGTCAATATTCTTGACTAACCTATTTATTATTAAAAAAGTATGAGTTTAGATAAGAAAATTTTTGGAGAAACCTCTCTTGCTGATTTATTTCAAGAGATACATACTAATTCTAAATCTACCCGTTCGCAAGTTACTGCTTTGATTGCAGAATTAAAACCTTTGATTGAAAGTATAGGAGATGCTACTTTAGTAGTACCTATGATTAAAGAATATATGGAGATTGGTGTTAAGAATGATGATGCTTTAATTAAACTAGCTACTATCATTCAGCGAATTGAAAACAATCAATCTAAAGGTGGAGATGAATTCGATCTATCAGAATTAGCTGACTTATTACAAGAAGCTGAGACAATGAATAAAGAAGTAAACCAAACGGATAATGGCGACCAGTAGATCAGGTACAGGAGCAGGAGCCGGAAGCGGTGGGAAAGGATCCGCAAGTAATTCGGGTACTTTTTATGGCCGTGTAGTAGATATTATCCTCGATAATAAGCACCCAAGATATAAAGAAATGGGTAGTGCTCTTGCTATAAACGGCTGTTTCTATGTAACTGTAAGTAGTACCGGTGATGTCGATCCAGATGAAGCTGCTAAACCTCCTTTTGCTTACCAAGGAGATGCTAGGTATAAAGATATGCCTATATTAGGAGAGATTATAGCTATAGAAAATAGCCCTTCAGCAACAAGCGAGTCTGGTAAAGGTAATAGAAAAGCTTGGACTCGAATTGTAAATGTATGGAATGCTCCAGAACATAATGCATCCCCTAATACTTTAAACCCTAACTTTCAGAAAGTACTATTTGGTAAAGGATTTAAAGAGAGTGGAAGAATAAACCCACTTATTACCTACCCAGGTGATACAGTAATACAAGGACGTCAAGGACAGTCCATTAGATTTACAGGTAGTCAGCACGTAAATAATCCACTTGTTAATTCAAAAAATAACGGCCAACCTTTAATCTTAATAGCTAACGGACAGATTACTGCACCAAACGGCTTTGATGGAGTAATAGAAGATGTAAATAAAAACTTCGGATCATTATATTTCACAGGTTTTCATCAAGTCCCACTTAAACAAGCTAACACCAGGAGACTTTCTTACAATAAACCACCTGAGATATCTAGTGCCTATAATAAACCACAGGTAATACTTAATAGTGGACGTTTATTTTTAAACGCTAAAGAAGAATCTATACTACTTTCAGCAGCTATTTCAGTAGGTATAAACGCAAAATCTGTTAATATAGATGCAGATGATTATGTTTGTATCGACTCTAAGAAGGTATATTTAGGAGAAAAAGCAAGAACAGCAGTAGAGTATAGTGCACAACCAGTATTACTAGGTAAAAACACAGTAGATTTGTTAGAAGATTTTATAAAAGCAGTAGAAAACTTTGCTAATTTCTTAGTAACACCTTCTGGATTACAAGCTTCACCGCCTGTAGCAGTAGCACAGTTAAAGAAAGAAGGTGGAATTCTTTTTGCTAGAATAAAACCACTAAGAGCTCGATTAAAAGAATTAAAATCTAAAAAGGTATTTACCGAATAATATGTCGTTTATAACTATACCAGAATCGAAAATAACTGCCTTTATAGGTAGTAAGATTGGAGGACTACAAGCTCAGTTGCAGGATAAAGTACAAGCTAAAATCCAGTCAACAGTAACGACATTTGTACAAGCTAATGCATGCCCACAGCAACAGACTTTAGATAGGTTAGTTAAATCTAAACAAACTCTCTCAGAACTTACTGAACGTTCTAGAAAGATTATAGATACTTACAAAGCATTACCTGCAAAGCTTAAACCACCTGTTAATACTTTAGATAAGATAATAAAAGTGTTACTGGTTTTACCAATTCCTCAAGCAGTACCGCCTGGTATAGGTTTACCTATATCTATTTCCAATAAGTATTCAGATTTAATTAACAAATTGAGAGAGTTAGTTAAACAGACAAAAGAGACTATAGAAGGAATTGAAGCATTAGTAGATACTACTTTTTTTGATAATTTATTAGAGGATATTAACTCTAAATTATCTCTATTAGACGGTCCAATTTCTTTCTGCAGTATAGAGAATGAACTTAAAGATAGCCTAACACCAGAAGAGTTAGAAAAACTTGGACTAGTAGACCAGGATGGTAATTTTATTATCTCTAGATTAGTACCTAGACTAGTACAGGAAACTTTAGTAGACTCGGTAGGGTATGCAGACGCAGTAGATGACGGAAACAACTATGGTAAGAATTGCTTCAGAGGTCCTTACGCTCCTGGTACGATTTACATACATACAGATGAGAGAAGAGATATAGTTGAAGGATCAGATGGTAATAAGTACATAGTAAATAACAGAGCTAAAAACGGACTTGATAACTGGTTAGATCCTTTATCAGGATTTGATTGGGATTTATATGAATTAAATACTAAGAAGTTATTAGAAGACTTATTAAATAGACTTTCAAATACCAGTCTAGTAAGTAGGTCACTACTTGATGATATAAAAACTAACTTAAATAACTATAAAATACAAACCGCACCAGTACAGACTGGGTTATATAGAGCGAGGAATGGAGTTGAATTTTTAATAGAAGTTATAGACGATACAACTTCACCTTCTATAGCGAAAAGACGTTTTGCAGTAGCAAGGAATACACAAGGGATAATCGTAATGAAAGGACAACCTTCTTTTGCAAGTGACGTAAACGTCTTAGTAAGAGAGATTAGATTTAGATTAGACCAATTACAATAATAAACTTTAATATACTAACTATTTATTAATATGAAACTAGAAGAACTTAGGAAAGTTATCCGAGAAGAAGTAGAAAAAGCATTTAAAGACCAGCTCAGAGAAGTATTAATTGAAGCTGTCTCTATCGCGTCTACACCAGCTTCTTCTATAACTACAGAGAACAGACAGTCAAGTTACGCTGCACCACAGAAAGCAGAACCGTTTAGACCTGCTGCAGAACTATTTAAACCTACCCCTAAACCGTTTAAACCAACTGGCAATCCAATTGAGGATATGCTACAAATGACAAAAGCAACCATGACATCAGCAGATGCTGCTGCAATGATGGGCGAAGGAGTACATATGCCAAATATGGCATCTACAGTAGCACATCAAATGAGTATGGGAGGCGGAAATCAACCAGGTCTAGACTTAAGTCAATTACCTTTTATAGGTAAAGCGAAAGCAGTTTTAGAAGCAGCTAACCAGAAAGATAAACAACGTAAAGGACTAGATTAATGGCATTTGATGTAAAGAAGATAAACCCGTTAGATAGACAGCCAAGAAAAGCTGTAGGTGTAAACCTACCTTTTTCTGCCGGTAATGTTTTTAACTCTAACTACCTTACTAAAGATGCAGTTAGAAATAATCTAATCAACTATTTTCTTACAGGAAAAGGCGAGAGATATATGAACCCTTCTTTCGGAAGCGGACTACCTTCTGAGTTGTTTGAACAGATAACAGAAGATAAATTAAATGTTTTAGGTATGAAGATAAAAGACGAACTTAGAACATACTTTCCTAAAGTTGTATCACAAGATTTATCGTTAGTTGCAGATCCAGATAATAATTCAATTGAATTCTATTTAAAATATAGTATATTAGATAGTAATATTGAAGATGAAGTAATTATTAATATTCAACAATAATGGCCCAAGAAAGAGACATAAAATATATAAACAGGGACTTCGGTAACTTTAGAGACCAACTCGTAGAGTTTGCTAAAAACTACTTCCCTGATACCTACAATGATTTCTCTCCAACATCTCCAGGAATGATGTTTATAGAAATGGCATCATATGTAGGCGATGTACTTTCTTTTTACCAAGATACACAGCTACAAGAAACTTTCTTACAACACGCTAAGGATCCTGCTAACTTGTATAACCTAGCATACATGATGGGGTATAAACCGAAATCAACTAGCGTATCGGAAGTACAAATTGAAGTATCTCAGAAGGTTAATGCTATAGCACCTAACTACACCCCTAACTGGAATCAAGCATTAACAGTACAGCCTAACACACGTTTACGTGCTACTACTTTCGGAGACCCTAAATTTATTATTAACGATAAAGTAGATTTCTCATACTCAAGTTCACTAAACCCAACAGAAGTTAGGATTGATAGTATTGCAAACGGATATCCTGCTGAATACAAACTTACTAAAAGAGTAAATGCGATATCAGGAGAGTTAAAAGAATATAACTACATAGTAGGTAGTGCAGAAAAATTCTTAACTGTTACTATTGAAGATACTAATATTGTTGGGGTTTTAGATATAGTAGATAACGATGGACATACATGGTATGAAGTTCCTTTTCTAGGACAAGACACTATATATGAAACACAGAGTAATACTGCTACTGATAAAAATACAGTACCAAATATTTTAAGATTAAAGAAAGTTCCTAGACGATTTGTAACAAGATTAACCTCACAAGGTAATCTACAAATACAATTCGGAGCAGGTATAAACAATAGCGCTTCCGATGATGAAATCTTCTTACCAGATCCTACTAATGTAGGTATGGGAACTAATCAAGGAGTAAGTAGATTAGATTTTGCTTACGATCCTTCAAATTTCCTTTTTTCAAAATCCTACGGTATTGCTCCTTCAAATGTAACTCTAACTATTAGATATATAGTAGGAGGAGGAGTAGCTGCAAACGTACCTGCAAATACTATTAATATTGTAGAACAAGTAACAGTAGCAGCACCAGACCAAACTAAAGCTAATACATTAGCTTTTAATAATGCACAACCAGCAGTAGGTGGTCGAGATGGAGATACAGTAGAAGAGTTAAGACAGAATAGTTTAAGAGCTTATTCTGAACAAAATAGAGCAGTAACTTTACAGGATTATGCAATTAGAAGTTTATCTTTACCGTCACTTTACGGATCTATCTCAAAAGTATACGTAACACAAGATCAAGCTACAAATGCTAACATACTAGGAGGAGCTTATGATTCAAATCCATTAGCTCTATCTCTATACGTACTTGCATATAATTCAGAAAAACAAGTAATCCCAGCTACAGATACTTTAAAACAGAATTTAAAAACTTATCTTTCTCAGTATATGTTACTTACTGATGCTGTCAATATAAAAGATGCATTTATAGTAAACGTAGCAATGAAGTATGAAATTATAACACTACCTAATTTTGTATCTAGAGATGTATTACTAGCATGTAAT